GAAAACCGGCTAAAGTACGAAAACACAGATTTTATGGAACAATGCAAGACAAAGGAGAGAGTAATCAAAAAGCAAATGAAAAAAAGAGGGACACTATAACAGTGTCATGGTGTCACCTAGCCCAGTACCTATCAAGTAAGTACTGGGCTATCACTTTATCAGCCTATAAGATAAACAGCCTATTTCGCGCGCGCACACGCGCACGAAGCGCGCACGCGTGCGCGCACGGAGTACGTTCTACCCCTACCCCTATTCGCTACGCTTCAAGGGGTGTTTGGGGTATATATAACTTGTTGTAGTAGACGTAGTAGGAACAGTTGAAAAGTTGATAAGTGCTTTTTCTTTACGTAGATACAAAGAAAAAGCACCAAAAAGAAAGTTGAAAGATTTGTTGAAAACTTGTTGAATTGTTGAAAGTCCGTCAAAATGACCAAAATAATTGTGCAACATTTTGTTGAAAACTTGTTGAAAATGTTGAAAGTGTTGAAAACGCGCACAGCGCTTACAAGGAATGGATTAGCCGAGCTCCGCATACGCTACGCACGGCAAGGCGCTAAAGCGCCATTCAAACCAAAAAACAATTGACAAGCGACAAAAAAAATGATATTATTAAAACAGAAAGCGAGGAAACAGCCATGAGCATTAAAAGCTACCTTGTAGACACTGACGGAAACATACAGCTTACAAGACACTTCAAAGTAAAAGAATTTGCTTGTAAAGACGGAAGTCCAATAGTTTTCATTGACGAATACTTATACACCATCCTGGACATTCTACGAAATAAACTAGGAAAGCCGGTAGTTATCACTAGCGGATACAGGACGCCGGAGTGGAACAAAAAATGCAACGGAGCAAAATACAGCTACCACATGCGCGGTATGGCGGCAGACATTCGAGTTAATGGAATAAGCGCAAAAGAACTTGCCAACAAGCTGAATGAAATTGTACCGGATGAATGCGGCATTATCGTATACAAAAGCTGGGTGCACTTTGATGTGCGTAAAGCGAAATACAGAAAGGGGGTATAAAATGGCACTGATTTCCATTAAAGACGTCAAGCAAGCAATCCAACTTATGATGAAGATTCTCGAAAAGCTTGACGAAATCTACCACGCACTGCACGATAGCAACAATGAAAAGGAGTAAAGCTATGATGCAAAAAACATGGAATGTACGTGATGAGCCCAAAGAAGAACTAGAAAAACTACTCGAACGAAAATACAAAGAAATCGATGGCAATTACAAAATGGTTAAAAAAGTGTCAAACATTGAAGATGCTAAAAAGCTCATGGATGAAATTTGGCAAATGAAAAGTTTTGCAAACAGCATCGAAATGGAACTAATGCGAAGGGAGTATAACAATGGCACAGCATCGTAAGAAGATGAGCGGCGGAAAAGACCGCCGCATGTTCAACGTAACCGCACGAAAAACCAAAACAATCAACCTCAGTCAGAAGCCTATGAGAGGCGGCATCCGCCTGTAAAAAAAGGAGAACAAATATCATGAAACATGAATACTTTGGCCTGTGGGATAGCGTGGCAAAGTGCTACGCATGGGTAGGCGAGAGCAAAAACAACGCAACGTTCGCACGTATGTGTAATGTGATGGCAAAGGACGAAAAAACGTTTGTCGGACAGGCACCGGGCGACTACACCGGCTTTAAACTGGCAGTGTTTGAAGATGAACTCGGCACATTCACAAATAATACCGAAAAGGTATGGGAGGGCAAGCCGAATGAATAAACGATATGAGGAAGGGCGAAAGCCCTTCTTTTCTGAATCAGGAGAAAAAATCCAAAAACAATACGTCTGGACAAAAGACGATAAAGGAGACGAAGTCTTACAAGAAACAACACCAATTGACATCCAGCAAGAAATTGAAAGTTATGCAGACGAATGTGATATCAAAAACATTGTCCGAAAAGCAAGCTTTGACCCGCAATTTCTAAAAAGTCTGTCAGAAGGAGCAATGGAAGGAACAGAAGTAGATATCACCGAATTTCCGCAAAACATTCACGAATATTATCGTATGATTGCGACCGCACAGGCAAACGCCATGAAACTTGAAGAACTGAAAAAAGCAGAAGAAGAAGAAAGCAAATACAAAAAAGAATATGACCAGCAAGCGGCATATGAAACCGGAACAAAAAAAGAAAAAGAAGGAGGAAGAGAATAAATGAACAGAAACAATGAACGACACTTTAACCAGATTCCGGAAATGAAAGCAAGTCGAACACGTTTTAACCGTGACCAGACGATTTTAACAACGTTCGATTCCGGCAAACTGATTCCGTTCTATGTTGACGAAGTATTGCCGGGCGATACCTTCAACGTAGACACAGCGGCAATCATCAGAATGACGACACCCAAATATCCTGTTTTCGATGACGCGTTCATCGATTTCTACTATTTCTATTGTCCAAACCGTATCCTGTGGAGTGATTTCAAACAGTTCATGGGAGAAGTTGAGAGTACTCCATGGATGCCAACAAAAAATTACAAAGTACCAAAAATAAAAATAAACGGAACGGAAAAAAACGGATATCCATACGAAGCATCAATCCTAGACTACATGGGCGTACCAACAAAAGTAAAAGCAACTTTTACAGTAAACGCCTTGCCAATTCGCGCTTATGTCATGATTTGGAATGAATTTTTCAGAGACGAAAATGTAGACAATGCGGCAGTGTGGAAAAATAACAGCGAAGACATAAATTACCAAGACACACAAGATGAAAATAAAATTGAAGAGAACCTGAAGAACGCAATCAACGGAGGGCGATGTCTTCCGGTAAACCGTTTCCACGACTACTTCTCAAGCTGTTTGCCTTATCCGCAACGCGGGCCGGCTGTGTCACTGCCGATGGAAGGTAATGCGGCAGTGAAACTGTATGAAAACATCGAACTGACCAACGAAAAGGCCGCGGCAGGCACAATTAAACTATACCAGAACGGAGAAATTTACAATACGACAGAAACAACCGGAAAAAGACCGGCAATAGTAGCAAGTAGCGGAATCCAAGGGGCAGAAACAGCATATCTCGGCACAGATCTCGGCAGCGTAACGACAGCAACAATCAACGATCTAAGAAAAGCCGTAGCAGTACAGCAGTATTATGAGGCACTCGCAAGAGGCGGTAGCCGTTACCGCGAACAGGTACAGGCACTATGGAACGTGGTAATCAGCGACAAAACCGTACAGGTGCCGGAATACCTTGGCGGTGGAAGATACCATGTAAATATGAATCAAATCGTGCAGACAAGCGGACAACAGACCGACACGGATACACCGATTGGTGAAACCGGTGCAATGTCAGTAACACCAATCAACGAAAGTAGCTTTACCAAATCGTTTGAAGAACACGGTTTTATCATTGGTGTGTGCTGTGTGCGACACAATCACAGTTACCAACAAGGCTTGGAACGTTTCTGGAGCAGAGAAGACAGATTGGACTACTATGTACCACAATTTGCCAACTTGGGAGAACAACCAGTAAAGAAAAAAGAAATCATGCTTACCGGCACGGCAGAAGACGAGGAAACGTTTGGCTATCAGGAAGCTTGGGCAGACTATAGAATGAAGCCTAACCGAGTATCGGGCAAAATGCGAAGCAATGCAACCGGAAGTCTGGATTTTTGGCATTACGCCGACAACTATTCGGCCGTGCCAACACTGTCACAAAGCTGGATGGCAGAAGGAAAAGCAGAAATCGCAAGAACGTTAATCGTACAAAACGAGCCCCAATTTTTCGGTGCAATCCGAGTAGCAAACAAAACCACAAGACGGATGCCGCTATACAGTGTACCGGGCTTGTACAAACTGTAAGAAAGGAGGAAGCCCGGAGAAATCCGGGCTATTTTTGAATGTCGATACTAGGAACACTAGGAGCAGGAGCAAAAGCCGTTGGAAGCTGGCTCGCAAACAATCCACAAGTAGTAACAAGCGCATTAACGCTAGCAGGAAAAGGGCTAGCAAGCCAATTCGGACAAACCTCAGACAGCCAAAGCCAAGGATGGAATCAAAGTCAAAGTCAAGGCGGTGGAATAAGCAGTTCAAGCAGTGAAGGCGGCACAAACGACGAAAAAATCATGGAATATCTAGACCGTTTTTACAGCTGGCAAGGTGGGCAAAACGCATTTCAAAGCAAAACAAATCGCCAAAACATGCTAATGCAGATGGGTTACAACACGTTAGGAGCAATCCAACAGGGAATCTATAACCACATCGAACAAAATGCGGCAATGAACTATAACAGCGCCGAAGCGCTAGCAAACAGAAACTTCCAAGAGCGCATGAGCAATACAAGCTACCAACGCGCCGTGGAAGATATGCGAAAAGCAGGACTAAATCCTATTTTAGCATTCGCAAACGGAGGAGCAAGCACACCAGGAGGCTCAGGAGCAACAATTACAGGCGCAAGCATGGGAATGCCATCATCAAGCGCACTAGGCGTATCAACAATGAATGGCAACGTGCCAACAAGCTATTTCAGCCGGTCGGAAAGCAACTCACAATGGTATCAGCTTGCAGAAGCCGTTGGAAGTCAGCTAAGCACAAGTCACAGCACTCCAAAAGCACTTGTAGATGACCTGTTAAAAACGTACAAAGCCATGGAAAAGACAGAAGCAACCGTACCGAAAGCAACCGGCGGTGGCGAAACGAAAAAGTCAAAAACGGGCGAGAGCAGAGCAATAAAACCACAAGACAAAACTGGAACATACGGAGAAAAACGAAAGCCAGGTGATTATTTAAGATGAGTTGTTACAAGCCATTAATAAGGCTGTACAACCCGAAAAACAAAAACATCAGCGGGAGGGTGTATTCACTCTCCCGTTTTTCTGAAATAAGCGGGAAACAGCTCAAGTATGAAGATTTGATGTATAGAAAAGATGTCATGTTGATACCATGCGGGCAATGTATAGGATGCAGAATCAGACAAAGAGAGGACTGGACAACAAGAATAGAATTAGAAGCACGAGACTATCCAAGAGAAGAAGTTTGGTTTATAACATTGACCTACGACGACGACCATGTACCGGGCATGATAGTAAACACAGGCGAAATCATGCGAAAAGTACAATACGCCTGGAAACCGGGAGAGGAGAGTCCTGAAAGCGTCCAAACTTTGCTGTATACTGATGTTCAAAAATTCTTAAAACGCCTTAGAAAAGCTTACAGGGGCAAATTACGCTATTTTGTGGCGGGAGAGTACGGAGAACAAACAGCAAGACCGCACTATCATATGATACTATACGGATGGCAACCAACAGATTTGAAGCACCTATACAAGATACAACACAACGGATATTTCACAAGTGAATGGCTAGCAAACCTATGGGGCATGGGTCAAATACAAATAGCACAAGCAGTACCAGAGACATATAGATATGTTGCAGGATACGTTACCAAAAAAATGTACGAGATAGACGGCCAGAAGGCAAACGCATACTACGAACTAGGGCAACAAAAGCCTTTTGCATGTATGAGCCTTAAGCCGGGCTTAGGAGACCACTACTATCAAGAGCACAAAGCAGAAATCTGGAGACAAGGATACATCCAATGTACAAACGGCAAACACGCACAAATTCCACGTTATTACGAAAAAATGATGGAAGCGGAAAATCCACAAAGATTGTGGAGAATTAAGCAAAACAGACAAACAGCGGCAATCGCGGAAAACCGGCTAAAGTACGAAAACACAGATTTTATGGAACAATGCAAGACAAAGG